GCATCATTTTTTGTAAATTAAGTTCTGAAGCTTCAGCATCTTTTTTAGACTCTGCATTAATTAATGCAATCTCAATATCTTTTTGCCTGTCTTTTTCTTTTTCAAGATTTTCAGCTTCTTGCTTCATTTGTTCTGCTTCCATTTGCTGTTGCTGCATTTGTTGTTGAGCTTGTTGTTGAGCTTGCTCTAATTCTTGTTGAGCTTTATCTGCTTTTTTAAGATTTTTCTTAATTTGTTGGAAGCTATCTGAATCTAACATGTCAGCTATGTCTCCTGGCCTAGAACCATTTTGCATCATAGCTTGAGTAAGTCCTTTGACGTTTTGAAGTTTTTCTTGATCTTTACCTGCATCAGAAACAAATATACCATAGTTAGATTCTAAGTGATCCATACTATCTATATCTAAATAGTCTGTAGTACCATCTGGCATAACATACATAGTTTTCTTTCCAGTTAGCCACGCTTCTTTTGAGTAATCTAGTAGAGCTTGAAAATCTCTTTGCTCCATTCTTTCAAACTTTCTAAATAAGTCTTCTGTAATATGTGATGATTGTAATATAGCTTGTTGTGAAGATGCTTTACCTTCATACGCTCCAATCTCACCCTGTCTTTGTCTACTAACACCAGAAATTTTCTCCCATTCTACTAAAATAGATTCTAACAATGTAATATATTGCTGAATTGTTTTAATAGACATGTCTAATACGGATTGATGTTGTGGATTAAGTTGTATCCCTTCTTTATTATAATCTACCCAAGCAATACCTGTACCTTCAACATAGTACATAAATTTATCCATGTCCCATTTCTTTGGAATCATATTAATATCAAACTGTGCAATAATATCTTTACTCCTAGCTATTGCAAGCTCTAATCTATACTTATAAATATTGTAATTTAATTGATAAGGTATCCCAAGCTTAACTAAAGAGATATTTGAAGAGTTTATATCTGAATAACGTCTCCCATTAATAGGTAGTTTACATTTTGATGGATTATCTAAAGATATTCTTTGATTTGCTATAGGATTTATGTTAATATAAAACCTCCCATCAATCCTAGTTCCTTCCCACACTTCATTTACCCATCTCCATTCTAATTTAGCCCCTGCTTCTTTCATTTCTGCAGGCATTCTATATCCATCTTCAACTTCTACTACCTCAGCCATACCTGTTTCTGGATCTCCATAAGTTAAAAATCCTATTCTTTTCCTAGACTTCCAATAAACACTTATAACTTCAAGTAATCTATTCCTAAAAGCATTAACATCTTTATTTCCAGAGTTAGCATATAAGAAAGAAATATCACTTTCTGAATGCCTTGGTTCTTCTAATTCTAATATTTGCTGTTCTGTTAAACTATCATAATAAGCATCAACTACACTAGAAGCATGTACATACTTTCTCACTAAAGCCCAATCTCCATCTTCTACAAATTCTAAATCTGGATCAAGATCGTAGTCTACATCTAAAGGGTTTAATACCTCATAAAAAGGCTCTTTATTTCTTACTCCCCTATGCGTGTAACATTCTCCAGTAACTAAATAATGAAACCAAGCTTTTTGTATTTTATCATACACTTCTTGTTCTTGCATTATATAATTTAAAGATTGTTGTCCAAGTACAGCTCTATTATCTACATAAGTACTATCAAACATTTCTGCAATATGACCTGGTAATTGTATTTCTTGCTCTTGGTTTTGCCCCATATCTTGTCCTTGCGCTTGGACAGCTTGCATAAAATGTTGTTGTAAGTTTTTAAAGATAACTTCTGCTTTAGCATTCTCTTTAATAGAAATACTATCAGAGTTTTGTACTGTAACAGTATAATTGAGAGGTCTTTTAGATTTTTCCCCTAGAAGAAGGTCAATTATGGGTTTGATAATGGGGTAATTACGCATTTCTGAAGGAAAGTTCTTACGAGATTTTCCGTAAGGTTTCAATACATAATTATAATCCGCCTCATCAATTACACCGTTATAGTAATCATATAATATCTTTAACTCGTCTTTTTTATGTGAATGGCTTGTCCCTGAATTAGACAAATTTATAAATGCTTCTACACACTCTTCCCCCCACTTTTTATTTTTTTTAGTAATCGAGAGCTTTTGTCTCGGTATTTTATCATATCCCATAAGCTACAAATTTAATTAAATTTACCTTTAGTTTTCAAGCTAGGGTAAATATTACTCTTACTATTATAAATATAGCACTATAAATAATCGCAAATAGCGTATAGACTATATTTTAAAGTAAGCTCTTCTCCTTCTTCTATCTTTTTACTTGTTTTTAATTTTTTATAATGGTAATCTCCATCTTCTTCTATTAACTCACAATTAGGATCCTCTGAATGATTTATAAACCCCCCTAAAGGTGTTCTAATATAATCATGTTGAAAATTTGGATCATATATATGACTTATACCTATAACCACCTCTCCCGGAATATCTTCTTTGGCTAGAATCCCTGCTCCGTGAATTTGTGACGGACCTATCGCTAAGTATTCTGGTAGAGGGTTATAAGGTTCTTTATCTTTACATTTATTCATATTAATAATAATTTTGGTCGAACCACTTATCTGTGGCCCTGTCTTCTAATATATCTTTAACTTCTGCGTTATATAATTCTCTAGTATGATACATCCCAATCATAAACGCCATTACACGGTCAAAGTTACCATGATGATTAAATTTAATTAACTCAGTTAATAAAGCTGGGTCATAAATTTTATGCAAATTTAGTGATTGTTTTCCAGTTTCGTCTGTATTTCTTACAGTATTTAACCAATCTCGTATATATATCTCACCTTGACGCTTCCTTGCTTCTGTCATATGCATCCCATATTGACGTTTTACTGTTCTACTCCTAAGTTCTTTTTTATCTAACATTTCAAACTCTTCTTGCAGTTTGTGCAACTTTCTATATCTTTTTGCGTATGCTATAACTTCACCACGATCATTCTCAAATCCTATCTTACATCCATAGTAGTCTGCTAAAAGAAATAAGTTTCTATTATAATCATCTTGAGTTTTAGGTCTCCCTACATACGAAGCTACAATAATATCATCTGGTTGAGATAGATTATTAGGTCTTTTTAAAACATAAGCTGCTCCTAAAGATGTGCTATCCGCAGATTGATTCTGACCATAGGGATCATGACAAATTACATATAAATTATGTGGTACTTGTTGTTTTTCATTTTTATAAGGAGCTTCATATATAACTACTGCCCCAGTCTTATCATCATCTTTTCTATGCGGGTATTTAATAATTTGTTTTAAATCTCCATCTATAGTAAACTTAACTTCCCCTTTACTATTGTGATATAGTTTACCTACAGTTCCTATAGCTTGTAAACCTCGAGCTTTTACTACATTATATTGTTCTTGTAAAGAGGCTACATCAAATAAATTAGATGTAACTTGTAATGTAGCTTCTTGAGGAGAAAAAGGATGCTCAGCTATATATTGGTCTAATGATTTTGCGTCTGCAGCACCTTTTTTCTTTTCCCTCATTTCTACTTCATACTCTACAGCTTCTTCTTGTAAAGAATTTCCTTCATCATCTATAAATCCATCTAAATTAGTTTGAATAGGGATAAAATAACCGCAAGTTGTACCCATAGCCCCTTCATCCCAAGTATTTTCATAACTCATGCAATCATAAGCGTCAGGATTATAAAATATTTCTTCCATAGCCTCAAAATCAGACCCTTCAGTACCACCTGTTCCAAATGCTACCATCATTCCTAATGTTTTGCTACCTTGTCTCATTGTTGGCATAGTTACCTCCCAAGCTTTTAATAATCCTGGGAAAGATCCAGCTTCTTCAAAGAAAACTAACTCTCCTGCCTTACCCCTCACTTTATCTGGGTTATCTTTCAAACTTACCCCTAGTATTTGGGACTTCATCCCCATTTCAATCTCTAATCCATTTACTTTTTTCTTGTACCCAGACATTTTATGCATTTCCCTATCTTTTAATCTAGGTTGAGACCAAGCAGTGTGGTCATCAATAAAAGAAAGAAATTCCCAAGCTTTGGACAAAAGACCATCACCGATTAAGTATTCTTTTTGGGCGGCAAAGACAAAGTTTTTAGAGTTTTTAACGAAAAAGTAATTTCTAGCGAGCATAGAGCCAGCTTTATAAGAGTATCCCTTACGCCTAGCTTTTAACACAATCATATGTTTATTATCTGCTCGTGCTTTATCTATTTCATGGAAATATTCATAATCTCCATCATAAAATCTAGGGAAAGTCCTCTCACGTTTTGCTTGAATAGAACCATCTGGTAATTCTTCATCTACAGCCCTATCAATAGGGCAATAGTTTAAATAAAAATAGTGAAATCCGGTTATTTTTAACTCGTCAATTTCATATCCATATAAACATCGTTTACGTTCTTCATCCCAAAATTCATAATACTCTCGTGTTCCAGGTAATGCGTTCGTATAACTACCTGATGTAAGAAATTGAACTGCAGATGGTCGCAGTCTATTTATATCTTTAAACTTTGACATGTCTCTTTAATTTTAACTAGCTCTGCACACTTTTCATATTCTTCTGTGTGTGTGAAATGCTCAATAACCATATCTATTATATCTTCTGTTCTCCCATCTTCTTGTATAGGATTAAAAGGTAAAGGTAAATCGTCAATTATCTCTTCCTCTAATTCATAATAAATATCATCTAAAGTTTTACGTTTAGTTATAAGGTCATAAGCATTATTCATTGCTCGTTCATAAAGTTCTAAATCTTCTAAAAAATCCATATTACATACTATATTTATTCACTTCAATTCCACCTCTATTTGTGTTGGCGGCTTGTTCTTCTTTTTTCACTATTTCTTCTAGTCTAGAAAGTCCGTCTATAACTTTCCCCATATTAGCTAAGTTATTAATTAGGTCTTTAGCGTGAAATATAGGTTTACCGTTATCATCCATTAAATGTAAATCTATATCTCTAAAGTATTTTTCTAATTTAACTATTGATTCTCTAGCTGCTTTTAATAATCTAACTGCTGAAGTTTCAATTAAAATCTCATACTTTTTACATGCTGCTAAAACCTTTTCAGACGGTTTCCACTTTTTATTTTCTCCAAAGATACTATTTTTTACCTCAATAACACGTTGATCCCTTTCATAAACTGAAAAAGGACTTTTGTGGTCTTCCATAAAGTACACAAAACCTAATTCTTGAAGATTTAGATCTTTAAACTCTAATATAGTCTTTGAGTAAGAACTAGGGATAGCTTTATTATCTCTAATATGTATTAAATCATCATTTAGACTCATTTTCTTCTTTAATTTGTTTTAAAGTTTCAGTTATAGTGGGGAATTGCATACAATACTTATATAATACCTCTTCATCTTCAGTATGCTTCTTTTTATCTTCATGTATTAAAGCATATCTAAGTAAAGCTTCTTCATGCCCTTTTAATTGCTCTTCTTGATTACGTATTACTATGTAGGCATCGTAGTCAATCTTTTTAGGGATACCATTTAGATAAACCTTTTTTTTATTTTTCTTTTTATTTTTGATCATTAGTTTTTTTATTCTTTAATGCATTTAAATGTTTTACTCTATTTGGGTTTACAGAGAACTTACCAAAATATGGGAGTCTTATACTCTCAAAATTTCCTTCTTTCATTATTTTAGATACATACTTAAATTGATATGAAACTATTCTCTCAATAGTTTGTAAAGGTAAATTATATTTAGTTGCTAAGTAGTGAATAATTTCTCGTTTATTCTTTTTCATTAGATATAGGATCTTGTTTAGCCCATCGTTCAGGAGTATCAGGACATGATGTTGTTTTCCACTTAGCTTTATGTTCAAGCATACACCCACATAACCCGCACCTCATATGTTGTGTTTTTATATGTGGACATTTAGTGCATGCGTCTAATCTAGCCGCATAATCTTCTGGACTTACATTAGGGGCTCCTTTTTTAACATATTCTACTAAATCTCCACTAAAACTTTTAAGCATTTGTAGTACAGTTGGGGGTTTACGATATAAAGCTTCGTTTTTATTCACATCTTTAGTATTTTTTGGAGGTATTTTACTCATCTTGTATTTTTAAAGTTAATAAATTTCCATATGGATCTTGTAATATTACTATTTCACACGCCCCAATACTAAAGTATGAAGGAACTATATAGTTATACATGTCGTCTATATCTAAAGCTAAATCTTTCATTGTTTTATGTTTATTTCTACAACATTAGTTTCTGGGTTTAAAAATGGATTAAGTTTGTAGTTACTATCTTTCTTTAAAATAGTCCCTTTATCTTTAAATTTCTTAATATAATTATTTAAAGTATTATAATCTTTAATCCCTACTATTCTTGATACTTCTTTTTTGTTTCTAACACTACATAAGTTATCTTCATTAGTTATCCCTTGAATGTCAATAAACGCAGCTAAAATTTGTATTTCTTTATCTGTTAGATTAAAAATACCATTCCATAACTGCAGATACTTTAATGTACTGTCTATCTTAACTGTTATTTTCCTTTTGATCATTGTCTAATATTTTAATCAGAGCATTTTTATTATGCAAAGGTCTTGCGTTTTTACCCTTATGCAGATTCATTGCATAATACTCTGAAGGTTTATATATTTGTTTAACTTCCCTAACTTTACCTGCTTTATTATACTTTACAATCCATCTTGTATCCTCTGCATGTATAGTCTTTTTTAAATGCGTCCTAAAATTCATAATGTAAATTTTTTATGAGTTGTGCCTGTTTTTAAGCATAAATAATCTTGTTCTGTTGTATACACTCTACGCCTACAGTCTTCATTATGAAAACCTAGGTAATGTAAAAACTTATACCGTCTTAATAATTTTCTAAACATCTTTTAATTCTATTTTAGCTATTCCTCCATTAATATTAATCTTAGAAGTTTTGGATTGACGATTAAATTCATCTACATATTTTTCTAAATCTTCTCTAGTACATAAAAAAGATAAAAACACTTGCAGTTCTTTTACAGCAATTGATAATTTATCCTTTAATTCTAAAGATTCAGTGTTTGAATCTAATAAAGTATGATAATCGTCTAGTGATATAGTTACATTTCCTTTTACCACTTCCCTAATAACTGATGCTCACCAACAAGCAGCATGTCTTTTTCTTCTAACCTACATTTTACTGCCTCTGTTCTTGGGTCTATCATAACAGTATCCCCTACTTTAGTAAATGAACATTGAGGTCCTACTGCTAAAACTTCTAGTATATTAGAACGTTTAGCATTTTGTATAGAGGTAGCCTCATCTAAGATAATTCCTGATTCTGTTTCTGTAATTGTTGGGTCTGGAAGGACAACCCACGATCCGTTTGGTGTAAATTTCATAATTTCTATATATTTTGTTTGGGGACAAATATATAAAGAATTTTTTTACATCCAAATGTTTTAGATTATTTTTTACTTAATCTAAGTTGTTTGTGCGTTTAGGTAATCGTAGTTTAGCTTTCTTTCATCTTCCGTTAATACTG